GGATATCTTTCGGCTTTTTCGGCCGATAGGGTTTGCGGGCCGCTTTGGCGAGCTCGATAGGGTCCCGATCAAATTTCACTTTATACGTGGTGCCATCGATATTTATTGTTTGCATAGTTCGACCTCCATTAGATAAGTATTCAGCAAATGCAGCGCGTGCTCGGCGCATGCTAGGCCCTCATCGGGCTCACCCATGTTATACAGCGCGTCACTGAGCGCTGCGCGTGCTTGCCATAGCAGCGCTTCATTTGTGCCATTAAAAACGGCGGTTTCCTGAGCGCCGATGAGCGCTTCTTTTAATTTACCCATTGTTTACCCTCCATTAGTTACCAGCGCGCAGCGCCGTACGTTTCGATTGTGGGCCGTGCGGCCCGTTTGCGCGGTAATTTGCGCGTGATATACCGGCTATTGGCCGGCGGATAATCAAGCCACCGAATAACGCGGTTTTCGTCATCCAATAGCCCGTATTGCAAACGGCCGGGGCCGGTCATATGGTGCAACATCCGCAGCATGGTGCGTCGATACAGCGGCCGCGCGCGTTGCGGTAATAGTCACGCGGGCCATGCTCGCCGATCAGCGTTACGGTATCGATTCGGGCCGCTTTGCGCTCCAATAGCACCGAGCGACCGCGCTCCCACTGGATAACATCCCCTGGCAATATGCGCGCGCCAGTGGCCGCGCAGAATCCGTCGTATTTGGCTGTTATAGTTTTCATATCTAAACCGCTCCGCATTTTTGGCAATACGCCCATGTGAACGGTTCTTCTATCGGTTTTTCAGTACTTCCGCAAAATGCACAATAAAAGTCGCTCAATTTACAGTCGCACATTAGCGGCTCATCCGCTGATCTGGCCGTTACCGCTTCAAACCGGTAAACCGAATCGACCATAGCGGTTCGAAAATCATTACTTAATTTTGAAATTGTCGTTTTCATATTAGGCTGCCTTTTGCATGAAAAATACTTTTTCCGCCTTTTTGGCGCCGGATCCGTGGGCCAAAAATCCGACGATCGTCGGCCGATCCGAGCGCGCGCACAATTGACAGTCCGCGCATGAAACGTCGTCGCGCAGCTGCGCGGGGCAAGTGACGACCAAGCGGCCGGCCGGCGTGCGGTTTTTAGCGCCGGCGTCAATCGGTAGGATTGTGACGACGGGACCGGCGCCGGTATCGGCGAGCGCGTCGGCGTGCGTTAAATCATTGGCCGATAGATTGATCGTAAAGCCGGCCGCGTTGGCCGCTTTAATCTGCGCCAGGTTGTCGGCCGTGGCGGGTTTGTGCGTATAAGTAAAGCCACGGCGGCCGGCATTGGCCGCCACTAGCATTTCGAGCGCGGCCGGATTAATCGAATTGTCTAAGCCTGGTAAGTCGCCGGCCTGATTGTGGCGCCACAATTGGCCGGCCGGTAGCGCGGCTATAGCGTCGCAGAAGCTTTGCCAATCCAGGCCGCGCTCGCCGGCCGTCACTGCGCGCCAGTGGAGCGCGAGCGGGCCGCCGTCGGCGTAACAGCCACCGCTTTTGAGCGGACACGCGCTCGGACACGATAGGGCCGACGTCGTCGAAACAGGTATCGGGCCGGTTTTTACGTTATTGGATTTCAGCGTCAAGTGTACGGTTTTCATTGGTCGGATCCCTTATTACAAGTTTTTAGAATGACATTAAAACGAAAAGAAAAGCCCACAAATACAGAAAAGCGAGCGTGCCTAATAACATTTCAAAAATTGTTTGTTTCATGATGTTTTCCCCTAATGATGGCCGGCTTTCGCCGGCCGTTTGATTTAGATTGTTCCTGCGTCAATATTGTCGTGGCCAAACATTTCACGAGCTATGTCGGCGGCGATATCGACGCCCTCGCAAATCATCAAATCAGTCCATACAGGCGATTCGCCTTGTCCGAGTGTATCGACGACTAAGTCAGTCACTTCAATTCGCTTGCCTGTATTTAGGTCTTGTACGCAGAATTTCATATCGTTTCCCAGGTGAGTGATTAAAAATTAGGCAGCTGATCTGCAAGACATTCATTTGCCACACGCACAATATAGAACAAAAGCAGAAAATGTACAAGAATGTTTTGCACTAAATTTCGGGTTTTTTGTGGACTACGTGGACAAGAGTGTGGACAACGAAAACGGCCGCGATTGTCCACGCCACATTCGAGGGACAGTGCGGCTTTTGGCTATTTGTGGACAATGTGGACAATAATTTTTAAGGGATGTTGGGGTTTTAAAATAGTTATCATACTGCTAATGGATTGTACGGCCACGTGTGCGCACACGCGCACGGCACCAATTTTTTTTGCCTCTGTAGATTGTCCACATTGTCCACATAGCTTTTTGGCAACATTTTGTCCGGCAAAAAGTTATCCACAGATTTGATTCTTTTTTGCTAACACTTTCCTGGTTACGCTGGCGCTAATTTGTGTGGACAATTTGCATGGTCCACAATCGCTAACATCAGTTAGTGAGTACTTACTAACTTATCAAGCTGACAACAAAAAGAGTGAGTGCTCACTAACCTGGGGGGTGGGGGGCCTGCGGCCGGCCGGTCACGTCCACGGAGGTGTTGCACAAAATTTTTTATTTTTTTAAAAAATCCATTACCATGCCGCCATGGGCATACATTCGTTACCGCTGACGGTTCGCAAGCTCGAGGCCACGGAGTCGCGCCTACAGGCCATTTATGACGCAGCTAAGCTCGGACTGAAGGGCGACACACTGGCGTTAGCTGCAGGCATGTTGCCGCAGGAGTACCGGCACCTCTGCGAGATGGATCCGGTGGCGACGATGGCTGAGCAGAAGGGACGCGCTGACGGCGAGTTAGAGGCGTCTGCGCTGCTGCACGACGCCGCCCGTAATGGTGACGCCAAGGCGGCGTTAGCGATCTTGCAACACGCCCACGGTTGGACGGCGCGTCAAGAGATCAGCGTCGACGTCACGAACAAGATCAGTATCACCCAGGCGCTGCAACAGGCGCAGTCCCGCGTCATCGACGGGCTGATCACGGAACAGAAACCGGAGTATCTGGAACATGCCACAGAACGCGCTCGCGCCCACGCCAGCTAACTCATTGCTGGACGCAATTAACCCCGTGTCTATTTATCGGCGCAATGTTGACGCGCCAAAACGGGTGTACGGGGAATCGTTGGCCAAAGCAGCTATTGGGCGGACGGACATACCTATTACTGAATCGGATTTTACGCCGCAAGAACTGGATGTTTTGGCGCAATTAGTCAATGAAAACTATCAGAAGAAACAAGCGTACTTTTCCCGGCCTAAAAAGCAACTGTTAGCAGACGCCGCCGAAATGGAAAAAGAAGCTCGGGCAAAAGCGCAAATGGAAAAAGCCGACCCAAAACTTAAAGGTGCGCTTGGGTTAACGTCCAGCGGGCTATTAAACCAAGCTCAATTACTTCGCCAAGCTGCTGAAGGTAAGCTGCCGGACGATTTTTCGTTTGGGTACGAACACTTTATGGACGCGCAAACGCCGACGCAAGGCGTTAACTGGCGCGATACTATTGGGCGGTTTCGCTATAGAGTAGACCCGCAATCTAATACGTTTAAAGTGTATGACACATATGAATTTAACAATAAGTCGCGCGAAGAAGCGGTTGGGCGGTATGCTGCAATGAACCCAATCCAACGATTTAAAACGGCATTAGGTGAGTTTTTAGGTGGTAAAGAAGCTGCGTTTGGCGAAGCGTATCTAGGTAAAGACCAAGGCGTACCAACTAACATCAACCTTAACCGACCCAAATAATGGCGCAACAGCCGATCTATGACGCCGAGGGCGAGCAGTTACTGATGACCCGGCTGTGGGCGCCACAGCTCGCAGATGACCCCGAGGCGTTCGTGCTGTTCGCCTTTCCGTGGGGGCAACCCAACACACCGCTCGCTAAGTTCAAAGGCCCGCGCACCTGGCAGCGCAAGATACTGCGCAGGATCGCCACGCACATCAAGACGAACAAAGGGCAGCTCGACATGGACGCGCTCAGAACAGCGGTCGCGTCCGGTCGAGGCATCGGTAAGTCAGCCTTAGTCTCTTGGTTAGTGCTGTGGATGCTGTCGACCCGCATCGGGTCGAGTGTGATCGTGAGCGCCAACAGTGAAGCGCAGCTCCGGTCGGTCACATGGGGTGAGTTGACTAAGTGGCAAGCGATGATCATCAACAGCCACTGGTGGGAGATCAGCGCAACGAAGCTGATCCCAGCGAAGTGGCTGACTGAGTTAGTCGAGCGTGACCTGAAGAAGGGCACGCGCTACTGGGCAGCCGAGGGTAAGCTGTGGTCGGAAGAGAATCCGGACAGCTACGCGGGTGTGCACAACCACGACGGCATGATGCTGATCTTCGACGAAGCATCAGGTATCCCGGACGCCATCTGGTCGGTCGGTGCGGGCTTCTTTACGGAACCGATCTTAGACCGGTACTGGTTCGCGTTCTCCAACCCCCGACGTAATCAAGGCTACTTCTACGAATGCTTCCACGCCAAGCGTAACTTCTGGCACACGGAGAACATTGACTCCAGAACGGTCGAGGACACGGACAAACAAATCTATGAGCAGATCATTGCGGAATATGGCGAGGATTCGCCACAGG